CTGCTCGACATGCCCTCAATCGCTCTAGGATCACTCAGGACGGGCTTTAGGTTTTAGGGCTACTCTTGTACCTTTGTAGAGTGCTTGCGGCTGTGTAGGCTCTTGAGCGGCCTTCAAGATGTGAGAAGTGCTAACCCAAGAGCCTACAGATCAAAGCTAAACCGATGTAAGTTTTGTGTCCACCTCTTAGAATAAACAAAGGTGACTGGCAGTGTACTCAGGTGGTCAAATGAATAACCGATGATATAAGGTTGCGCTAAGGTAGTAGTAGCAGAAGAACAAAAACAACTAGACACCTATGACTGTGTGTCGGTCAGAGATGACTTTAGTCAGCATTGGTCAACATCGGCTCAATGTCTCTGGTTAACTCTAGATTACCTTTGACTGTCTATTGTGTTTCTTTAGCTCGACCATAGTCTACTTAGGTTGACTGTGGTTTAGCTCCCGTTTTGTTCACAAACGAAAATAACCCGACCGCAGACAATCTTCAGATCGATGAGCAAATGACGCTAATGTCTATGGCTCGGATTACCGATCTGTCTGCCGATGCGACATCGGCTACCAAGAATTACACAAGCATTTCAGTAACTTACAAGGGATTGACCAAGCGTTTTGGTTCCATCTCCGCGATTTCGGGCCCCGCCGCGTCGTCGTAGCTGATCAATTTCAAAACAGAGCTAAACCCTGCGTTGTTGTTGTTGTTACAAAACAGACCTTTGAAAGCAGGGACTCCACCCAGAAAAACAAGACCCCCCCATAGAGGAACTAAGCATGGCATTAGAATCCGGCACATACATCGACAGCCTCGTCGCTACGAACCCCGTGTCTACCGATGGACTTGCGGCGGCTGACGATCACATGCGGTTGATCAAAGCTACAATCCTAGCTTCTTTCCCGAACATCACGGGAGCCATGACAGCTACCCACTCAGTGCTTAACGGCTTAGATGCCCGTATGACAGCTATTGAAACTGCTTTTGCTTCTGGCACTAAGATGCTCTTCCAGCAATCTACAGCCCCCACAGGCTGGACTAAGGACACCACCCACGATGACAAGGCGCTCCGGGTAGTCACAGGCACCGCAGGTTCCGGCGGTACTAACGCTTTCTCGACCCTCGATGCCACTGCGGCGGGTACAGTCAACAGTTCCATTTCAGGTTCAACCGCTGGACACACACTTACAATTTCACAGATTCCTTCACATACCCATAGTCAACGCACAGACCGTGTACAGGAAGGTTTCGATAACGGTACGTCATACGCAGGTTACTCACCCAGTGCCGGAAACCACTCACCAACAACCTGGAACATTGGTTACACAGGTGGCGGTGGGTCACACTCACACGGCGCAGGTTCACTCGCAGTTACCTCAACATTCACTGGGTCAGCAAATGCACTTGATGTGCAGTTCGTCGATGTCATCATCGCAACCAAGGATTAAGAGCAAATGAAGATCGAGGTTAAGCAGAACTGCCCACTCGATAACTTCAAGCCATGCCGGCAGTTTGACTGCGCGTGGTTCATGAAGATCAGTGGTAAGAACCCAAACACCGGCGAGCCTACAGAAGAGTGGGGGTGTGCCATGGCCTGGATGCCAATACTGTTAGTCGAAAACGCACAGCAGTCACGAAGCACAGGCGCAGCCGTAGAGAGCTTCCGAAACGAGATGGTCAACCAAAACGCGCGCAACTTACAAAAGCTGACAAATGTTAATCTAGGACTGGAGTAATCAATGGCTATCATTCCGATCCGCAACCTTGGTCAGACAGGTGTGATCACTGATAACAGCCCTTACAACATTCCTCTGACTGGTTTTTCTGCTGGCTTCAATGTGCGCTTTGATGAGGGCAAAGTTCTACGAGCACCAATCTTTCGTAAGGTTGCAGATAGCCTTGGGTTCTCACCACGGTTCACCTACGGCGTAGTGCCATCCAACGGTTTTGATACTGTGCTCATGTTGTCGGATGCTTGGGTAATCAAAGAATACTCAGCAGGTACGATCAGTGACAGGTCTGGTTCCATCTCAGGATCTTCAGACCCCCGCCCATACACAGGCACTTCACTGGCAGATGTCACATACATCAACCGACCAGACAGGGTGCCAGTGTATCGTGCGTCTACTGGGACTAACTTTGCTGACCTACCTAACTGGCCTAGTAATCATAGATGTTCAGCTTTGCGGTCTTACGGTGACTTTTTGATTGCACTGAATATGGTCGAAGGTGCTTCAAACTTTCCTACCCGTGTTCGCTTTAGTAACTTGGTTACAGCAAACTCTGTTCCTGATAGCTGGGATGAAACAGATACAACACGGTCTGCTGGCTTCAACGACCTAGTACAAATTAAGACTGAAATATTGGACGGTGCAACATTAGGCACAAACTTCATTATCTACGCTAGTGACCAAGTGTGGCTTATGGAGTTTGTCGGCGGCACATTTATCTTTAACTTTAGAAAGCTGTTCACAGACTCAGGTATCATCAATCAGAACTGTGTGGTCGAGGTAGAGGGCAAGCACTATGTCTTTGGTGCTTTTGATATATACGTCCACGATGGTACATCCAAAGAGTCTATCTGTGATGAACGTGTAAAGAACTTTATCTTTAACAGCCTAAACAACAACAATGCTGACCGCTGTTTTGTGCAGCATAACCCTACGCTAAACGAAATCTATTTCTGCTATCAGTCAGGTGATCAGTATGTACATTTCCCAAACGCTGATAGATGCAACAGAGCCGCTGTATATAACTATAGAAACGGCACATGGTCATTCATGGATCTGCCTAATGTTTCAAGTGGCACTGTAGCTAACGTAAACTCTGTCGCTACCTACGCAACAAGCACAACATCATATGCCCTCACAGGTGGTACTTACTACCAACAGCAGGACAGTTTCAACAGACATACGCTGATGGTTGGAGAGACACTAACGAGCGATGGTATCACCAGTGACAAGCTGTACGGTGTAGATTTGTCTGATGCTGGTCAGATTGCTTTTGACTTAGATACCGAAGCAACCAAGCCTGTGTATCTTGAGAGGACAGGTCTGGACTTGGATGAAGCAGGGCTGGGTGCATCACAATATGTTGTCTGCACACGCATCTACCCACAAGCTGACACTATAAACACAAATGACACCAACATGATCTTTGAGTTTGGTGCATCAGATATTCCAAGATCTGTGCCAACCTATCAGCCCCCAGTCACTTTCGACATATCTACAGACCATAAGATCGATAGTAGATCTGCTGGTCGATACCTGTCTTACCGTGTGAGCATGAGTGACAACAAAGACTTTGAGATCTCTGGGTTTGACTTAGAGGTAACAGCGACGGGTAGGAGATAAGGATGTCACTAAACGACAAACTAAACGTAGTAATTAAGAACTACAGTCGTACCCAGTACCCGATCTTAGAAGACGGTATCAGACGATACTTTCAAGATGAGCTTGCTCGTATCGAAGCAGCCATAGGGTCTGTGGCAAACGCTGCTGTCCAAGTTGCAGAGGATGAACCTAGTGTACCACAAAAAGGCATGGTGCGGTACGCAGTCAGCCCGTGGAACCCACTAGGCAACGGCTATGAAGGACTGGTCGTTTATAATGGTACAACATGGACAGCGGTATAAAGGTTCCTGTCTTTGTTCGTCCTCAACAACATACGATCTACTACGAATACTTAGATCTGCCTGATGGTGACAGGCTTACGTTTGTTCACTGCGATGTTGTTTGTCGATGGACAAGACAAGCAAAGAAACGGCTGCACTTCGATTTCAACAGTCTGCTGGCTCTACGGACTCAACCTGTGCACTGCCTTAGACATACTAACATGCAAGAGAAATTCATAAGAATGTTTGGTTTTACCTACGCTTTTACAGCAGCTAACGGTGAGGCTGACATATACAAATTGGAGATATAAAATGGGCGCACCAGCAGCAATGATCGGTAGCAGTATTATCGGTGGCGTGATGGCTAACAAAGCCGCAAAGAAACAAGCAGGTGCCATGAGCGAAGCCAACCGCATGAACGCTATGGGTTACATGGATGCCCAGCCTTACATCAAAGATATGTACAGTGGCGGCACCAACGCATTGAACAATGCTTTAGCTATGGGAGCATACCAAGGCCCAACTTATGCTGGCATGAACCCCATGCAGACAGCCACTATGAACAATATGTACAATTACGGTGGCACAGGTTTCACTGGTGCTAACAACTTAATGGGTACAACAGGTGCTTTCGGTCAGAACGCTGCTGACTTATACAACATGGCTGGTCAGGACAGAATGGCTACTGCCCAACAGTATGCCCTAGATAACTCACAGCCGCTTATTGATCGTGCATTGCGTGATAGCACCAGAAACCTAGAAGAAAACACATTGCGTAATATTGGCATGGGTGCATCTGCATCAGGTAACGCTAATAGCTCAAGAGCTGGTGTAGCAGAAGCTATAGCTGGTCGTGATTATATGGATAGGGCTTCTGACACCGCTGCTGGTATCCAAGATGATCTCATGCGCCGTTCACTAACCGAGCAAGACGCACGTTTCAATAACCAGATGTCTGCTAATCAGCAGATGAGTAACATATACAACACAGCTTTCGGTATGGGCCAAGACGCACTCAAGATGCAGGGTGCGGCGGGTGACATTATGCAGTCAGATCAGCAGCAGCAGCTTAACGCAGACAAAGCAAAGTTTGAGTCTAACAGAGACTTTGAGTTGGATATGTACAACAAATATAACGCTGGTATCTTGGGTCGAGCACCCCAAACTGCAAATGTTCAGCCTAACATGGTTGACCCAACAATGGCGACTATGGGTGGTGCAATGGCTGGCTTTGGCTTTGGTCAGAACTATCTGGCACCGATGTTTAATCAGCAACAGCAGCCAGCAGCTTCTCCATACATGTACAATGGTGGACAATATATTCCAAGCCAAGGTTACTCATACGCACAAAGCCCAGCCGGTGGCATGGGCGGTAGCAACCCTTACATATACTAAGAGGTAACGATGAGAGGTCTTCTTAACTTAGATGGCTCTCCCACACCCCTACTTCTTGACGCTGTGCAGTTTAGCGAGACTGGTCACTTATCAGGCGAAAAAGCCAACAACGCTGTCAGCAGAGCAGGGGCTGTCGGTGCTTATCAGTTCCTGCCAAAGAACTTGCATAACATGGGCTACGGTATGCCCAAGAACATACCTGTGTCTGCTGTCAAAGACCCAGTGTCAGCCCGTCAGTTGGCGGGTCAATACATTGGTGGTGTGAACAAGCATCATAACTTTACTAACCCAGTACATTCTCTTGCCGCCTACAACTGGGGTGCTGGCAACGTAGATAAGTGGATTGCTGAAGGAGCTGACTTCGACAAGCTGCCTAAAGAAACCCAAGACTACGTTAAGAGAGCTATGGGCTACATACAAAATCAACAAGGATCAAATGACATGGCTGCACTGATGTCACAGGGTGTGAACAGAACCTCACAGTTACCACCGCAACTCCAAGCAGAAGTTGCAACTATGCGTAACAACAGAGTGCCAGAAGACAGAATAAACAACTACATCACCCAGCGTATGCAGTATTACAATACTTTGCCGCAAGCTCCAACTTCGGGTGCTCTGGATACGGCAATGGTTAACGAGACACCTGCACCAGCACCACAAGCCATGCTGTCTATGCCTACTGAGGATAACGCCAACGTAAATATCGATGGCAGTAATGTAGACCAATCTGCAATATTGAACCAAGCAGCACAGGGACTAGACGCCGCGTTTTCTGCTGGCCCAAACGCACAGCCTATGGCTGATCGTCCTATTTCTGCTGTACAGTCAATGATCAATACTGGTCAGTCGATGCAAGGTAGACCAACGCCAACCTACAACAACCCAATAGATCCTCAAGCATCCTTCGATGTCGAAGCGATGGCTCAAAGAGACGCAAGTCCAAACATACCAGTCCTCCAAGACCAAGGCTCAAGAGCACAAGACGCTACATCAATCATTCAAATGCAAGAGCAAGCTGGTGCATTGACCCAAGGTAAACGTGACGATGCTGTGCTTACAGCAGGTCTTGGCAGCGGCAGTCTCAGTGGTAGCGACCTTATCCGCATTGGCACAGCTATGGCTGGCGGTGCGTCACAAGGCGGCTTGAACGCTCTTGACAGAGCTGGTCGTGAGTTTGGTGCAATCGAAGACCGCAACCGAGCTGAACAAATCGCGCTAGATAAAGCCGCCGCAAAAGCAAAAGGCAAAGAAGGCGGCGACGACAATGCTGCCCAAGTGTCATCAGGGATCGTCACTGGTTTGATTGATGAGGTAGTACCGATTATCGATGATGATGCTAACGGTTTGTTTAACCGCATCTTCGGTGTGGGTGGTAACACCACAGGCATGTTTGGCAAGCTCTTGTCGAATGTAGGCGGTACAGACGCCAACAACTTACGAGCGCAGCTTGATACAATCAGATCAAACGTAGGCTTTGATAAACTCCAAGCAATGCGTGAGGCATCACCGACAGGCGGTGCATTGGGTAACGTCTCTGAGAAAGAGAACATGTATCTGCAAAGCGTCCTTGGTAACGTCGAGCAATCACAAAGCCCAGAACAGCTAAAGCGTAACTTGCTACGCCTCAGAGAAGCATATCTCGACATTGTACATGGATACGGCAACAGACCTAGTGGTACGCCGAACTATAACAGCGCACCTTCATCTGGGTCATCAAACGTAGACGACTTGTTACAGCAATACTAGGAGTAGGTAGATGGCTTCATTAGAGCGTCTGGGCGAGGCACTACGCAACGCTCACAACGCTGGTGATACGCAAGCAGCCAAACGCCTAGCTGACGCATACAGAGCAAAACAAGCATCAATGGCGCAACCACAACAAGAACGTGATGGCGCACTTGCTTACTCTGTAGACCGCGCACAACAGCTTCTTGGTAAAGGCGTAGAGGTAGCTGGAGATCTTGCACAGTCACCAGCCCTCAAAGCATATGGACAGAGCGTAGTAGCCCAGCAAGAAAAAGACATCGAAGCTGGCGGCTACAAGCCAACATATACTGGCACACTGCGTGAAACCTACAAACAAGGCGGCATCAAGGATGCGCTAGGGTGGGTAGCAGAGAAGTCTATGGAGAACGCTGCGTCAGGTGGTCTGGCTATAGCTGGCACGGGCGCAGCAGCTATTACAGCCCCGTTCTCAGCCCCAGCAGCCGCACTGATCGGTGGTGGTACTTTAGTAGCATCAGGCGTGATGGGTGCAGGTGAGTCTGCGATGGAGCAAGAGGAGAAGACAGGAGACTACGACAGTAGAGTTGCTGCTGGCACAGGTGCCATCGTTGGTATCCTAGATAAGTTTGGTGCAAGCAAAGTCATCCCATCTTCAGCTCTGTCAAAGATGAGTGGCGAAGAGATCATCGAAGCTCTTATCAAAGCTGGCAATCCAAATGCTGCAACAGCTATTGGTGGTCGTATTCTTAGGTCAACAGGCGTGGAAGCAGCCACAGAAACTACACAGGAAGCTGCTATTGCCGCTAGTGCGGCCTCTCAAGGCGGTCAGTATACGCAAGATGAGCTTATTGACCGAGGTTTAGAGGCTGCTGTGCTTGGCGGCACGATGGGTGGCACTACAACCACAGCTATTGAGGGTGCAAAAGCAACTGGTAGAGGCGTAAAGAACGTCACAGGCTTCGCCACTGAGGAAGTTACACCAGAAATAGAGGCAGCGCGGTCTGCATCAGCTAACAGATTAAGCAGAATTGCTCAAGGAAACGGGTTTAACCTTAAAAACGTGGGCAAAATGGGCAGCAAAGGTGCTGTAGACGCTGTAGACAACGCCCATACCGAGATCGTCAGTGAAATCGACCTAGCATTAGAGGGTCTAAGCAATGATCCTCAGTCAACACTGAAGCCACAGAAGACTGACAGCGAAGAATTAGCAGCTAAGAAGGCAAAAGCACGTCTTGGGCTGAAGAACGCACGAAACAAGGTCAAAGGTGTAACCACCAAAGACCAAATACAAGCTATTGAAGAGCTAGTGGGTGACACAACAGAAGGTCAGCAACTCATTAACCTAGCGTTAGAGAGTAACGAACTCACAGCTCTTCATAAAGCTGGCTACGTTGGCGGTGTAAGCCAGTACACAGACCTTTTGTCGCCTCTAGGTTCCAATGCAGGGTACGACAGAGGTGCAGCCGCCACTGAGCGTCTACTAAGACCGCTTTTAACGGGCGGTGCAGCCTTCCAGACAGGCGGTTCGTCTTTAGCCATCCAAGGTGGGCTGGCGGCAGGTGGTCGTCTTGTGGACTTTATGACGGGCCGCAGAAGCCGTGTAGCTAAGTTCATCCGCGACAACCAAAACAAGACAGGCCAGAGCGTAACAGCTACAGCATCAGCTAGATCTAAGGCACTTGCAGCTTACAAAGCAAAACAAGCAGAGATCGCTAGGAAAAAGGCCGAGGCTGCTGAACAGGCACGACAGAGACAACTTGCAAAAGCCGAGGAAGAAGCACGGAAACGTGCGGCAGAAAAAGCACAGCGGCAAGAAAACGAAGCAATGTTTAATGACGGTACACGTCAGACTGCTGAGTATACTCCAAACAGCCCACAGCAGGTTCTACTTGAAGGCACAGGTATGGACTTGAAGAACGTGCTTATTGTACTAGAAGAACTTGCCAAAAGTGATAACTACAGTGCATCTGCCAAAGCAGCTTTGAAGAGTCTAAAATCTGGTGGAGCTATCGAAGTCGATGGACGCCCAGCTTTAAGCAACTTGATAAGAATCATCAACGCTGCTGTAGACACAGGCCAATCATCTGCACAGGTTGTTAGACCAAACGGACGTGATGCCGGAGCGTTTGAACGCTACAAAAACGGACAAGCTGAGAACGCAAACATACAACGCGGCATCGAAGCCAACAAAGCAGCAGCCCAAGCACTTATAGATGCCGTTGATGCCGACCAGACAATAGATCCCGTCACTAAGTCTATTATCAAAACAAAGTTAAAGATCTTCAGAGACGATGATTTAGGTGTTGATCCGCTTGGTCGAGCACAGCAAGAGCTGCAAGAAGCTGTTACAGCGATCCAAGCCAACAACGGTAACATCGAAGCCGCACAGCAGTATTTAGGTCAGTATATCAAGAGGATTGAGACGCAGCAAAGAGCTAGGCAGAAACAACAGCAGCCACCTGAGCCACCGCAGCCACCTCAACCACCACAGCCGCCACAGCCAAAACCAGCGCAGCCAACTGACCCAATCGTAAGCACTGTAACACCTAGTTTTGCTGTTCCTAGTAAAGCTGTGTCTATAAAAGGACTGACACAGCAGCTAAAAGACGCACAGAACGACCCAAGAAATAAGCATTGGGGGTCTACAAGACCTGACCAAAGAGGAGAAGCAAAGTTAGGCAGTGCTTTTACACCAGAAGCCGTTGCTTTGATTGCAGCCATCAAACCCGAAATTGACGAGATCTGTGATCGTTTGGGTATACCTCACATACGAGGTATGGGGTCTATAAGATCTAATTCTCGCACCATCGCTTCAATGGGCGGCGGTATCATGTACTTCAACCCTGCTTATTTCAACGATTGGGCATCTGGCGGTACAAAAGGCGGCACAACAGTAGAGTATGATCCAGACGTTACGTTTGCTGATAGACCGCATAACAACTTTAGGTACTATAAGACCGGCATAGATAGAGCTAGGGCAGTTATGTACCATGAGATAGGACACCATATTCATCAAATGATGCTGCCTAATGCAACTGACGCCTTCGGCAGACCAGTTGTGGATGTAAATGGGGATTCGATGGCTTTTGTAAAAGACACCGACGTTGAGAAATGGTTATCGGAGAATCAAAAGTCTTTTTTAAGTATAGAAAAGAAAGACGGTTTAGTGTCCAGATATGCTGCTAAAAACCAGTATGAATGGTTTTGTGAACATGTTTCTGAATACTTTATGGGCAGCAAAGACAGGGTTGTATCAGAAGCGGTATCTTTGATAGAATCTTTGTTGTTAAAAGGAGATCTAAGCGATGCGTAGCGAAGCTATGAAACAGGCAGAAGACATACTAGAAGAAAAAGGTTTAGACCTTACAGAAGAGGATGTCCGAAAGATTGATGCGCTTGTTGAAGATTTTACTGAAGAAGAAAAAGAAAACGACATAGTTATGATCTACGGCACAATCGAACAGCTTAGAGAACATCCTCGCACAAAGCTGTTACCAGCAGATGGGAGCACCTAAGAACCCACGCCTCAAATCGCCTTCTAAAACAGGCCGTGGTATCCATCCCCAGAAGGCACCCAAGAACAACTATTTCTCGACACTCATGCAGACCCCAGAGGGTCGAGAGCTAAGACGACAGTGGTCGCTGAAGAAGCGAAAGAACGCTGGTCGTCCTAAAGGTACGCCCGATGGTCTTCGGAAAGAGCAAGCCGATGCTATGAGGGCTAAGATTAAAAAGGAAGCAGTAAAGGTGGTAGAAATCATGGCTGAAAAAGCTGGAATAGAAGACGAATATGCAAAGGAAGCTCTAGGCACTGCCGTAGAGGTCATGCGTATGCAAGGCGAAACCCGTGAACGTCTGTCAGCCGCAAGGTTGATCTTAGACTTTACCAAGCAGAAGCCTGTGGCTAAGTCGGAAGTAGCTGTGGCGAAAGCCGAGGACTTCTTGGCATCGTTGTTAGCTGAAGAAGAAGATGCACCCGAAGCTAAAAGCAGTTCGTAAGCGTCTACTCACCGACTTTCCTTTTTATGCAAAATCCGCACTAAAGATCAGAACAAAAGCAGGTGACATTGCTCCACTGAAGTTGAACCCTGCACAACAAATCCTCGACAAAGCAGTACAACAGCAACTTGATACCGAAGGCAAGATTAGGGTCATTATCCTAAAAGCTCGGCAGCAAGGACTAAGTACCTACACGGGCGGTTACTTATATTACGCTGTGTCACAACAAAAAGCCCGTAAAGCTATGGTGATTACACACCATGCGGATAGTACCAGAGCTTTGTTTGATATGACGAAGCGACTGCACGAACACTGTCCACCGATCTTGAAACCTCATACGAAGTACAGCAGCAGAAGGGAATTATCATTTGATGTCCTTGACTCAAGCTATGTCGTTGCCACAGCAGGTGGTGACTCAGTTGGTAGGGGTGAAACCCTTACTCATGTCCATGCGTCCGAACTGGCTTTCTGGCCTAAATCAACGGCTCAAGACATATGGAATGGTTTGGCACAGGCTGTCCCGAATACTGCTGGCACTGCTATCTTTATCGAAAGTACGGCAAACGGTGTAACAGGCATTTACCATGAACTCTGGAAAGGCGCGGTAGAAGGCACTAACGGTTTTATACCTGTCTTTATCCCTTGGTATGTCGATCCGACATATGTAGAGGACGTACCAGAGAACTTTGAGCAAACACCAGAAGAGAAAGAGCTGGTCGAGTTATACGACCTGTCCGATGCTCAACTGATGTTTCGCCGCCGTAAGATCGCTCAGAACGGCATAGAATTATTCAAGCAAGAATATCCTGCCGAGCCTTCTGAAGCCTTCCTTACCACTGGACGCCCTGTGTTTAACCCAGAACAACTACAAAAGAGACTGGGTAAGACACAGGATGTCAAAGAACGATTGGCCTTAGAAGGCGATGAGTTCTTACCGAATATACGCGGAGAGCTAACTACTTACTACGAACATGATGAGGGTATGCAATATGTCATTGGGGCAGATAGCTCTATGGGTATCAGAAATGGAGACTACTCAGTTGCACAAGTGCTCGACAGCAAGAAGAGGCAAGTCGCAACATGGCGTGGTCATGTCCACCCTGATTACTTTGCGGAAGTTTTGTATGCGCTAGGTGAGTTCTACAACGAAGCATTTATTATCGTCGAGAACAACAGCCACGGCATACTGACTTGTACAAGGCTAGGTAAAGACTTTGCTTACCCGAACTTTTACACAGAAGTTCACGTTGATAAGCTCACTGACCGTGAAACCATCAAGCTAGGCTTCACAACCACATCGAAAACTAAACCTCTCATTATTGACCAACTCCGAGCATCGATGCGCGAAGAAGAGGTCGAACTAAATGATAAGACAACAATCCGAGAAATGATGACTTAC